TAAACGGTACTACTTATTGGATCGGGCTTTACGACGCCAAATCATAGCATAACAATCCTAGCATCATGGAGGTGCGCGGATGAATGAGATTACGAATAGCAATCTGGAAAACAGATTGAAACAGATAGTGGGACGCCTCGGTGCGTTGGCTTACGAACGTCGTGAGCATACGTTGCGGATGGAAGCAATCGACTTAGAGGTTGGGCAGATGGAAGCTCAGCGAGTGTTGATTGAAGCCACACGCAACGACCTTGCAGTGGATCAACGAGACGAGGAAGGCCGACTGGAATCGGAGAAGGCCAATGCGAAAAACGAGCGATCCAAGCGAGCGAAGGAAGCAGCGCAAAAAAGGAAGGGGAAGACGACCAAAGAAACGCCACGTGAAAGGAAAGCAGCAACAGCAGCGTGACTTGGGAGTAACTCCGAATGAGGACAGGTGACAAGATGGATCTTGCGAATACATTTCAAGAAGCAGGACTAGATTGGAAGGGGTGGGAGCCAGTAGGTAGGCGTTTCACTGAACAGCAACTTGAACGCGGCATGGACCTGATCAACAACAAGGCCGGGTTGCGTCCTCGCAGACATGCGATGGTAATGGAGGAAGCTGTCACAACGACCGATTTCCCGTACCTGCTTGGTACGACTATCGAGCGTGAGATGATGGCGCAGTATGGCATCGTCCAGCCGGACTATGCGGCCTACACGAAACTTGGGGATGTTCCTAACTTCCTTACGCATACACGGCATCGACGCAACGGTGGGCGTGGCGTGTTGCGAGACGTGACGGAGAAGGGCGAGTACCTTGTGACGCCTAGCTCGGCAACGCGATACACGCGGTCGGTTCGTAAGGTCGGAGAGCAGTTCGACATCAGTTGGGAAGCTCTTATCAACGATGGGATGGGCGCGTTCAATGACATCCCTGAAGACTACGCGAAGATGGCAGTCAACACGAACCATAACGAAGTGACAGGACTGGTCGCTGATGCGACTGGCCCAGACGTGCTCCTGTTCGGTGCGCCGATTGCTGACGTTGACGGTGTGAACGTGACGAACCTTGGGGCCTTGCCGCTTACCCTGGCGAACTTCGAGACGACGATGGGCTTGATGGCTGCGCAGACGGACATCAACGGACGCCCTCTGAGCATTCGTGGGCTGCATCTTGTCGTGCCGACTCAGCTTGAATTCCAGGCGAGAACGCTTCTTACGTCTGCTCTAAAACAGTGGACTGAGGTTGGTGCTGGTGGCGGTATCCCTGTTCCGACTACGAATATCATCCCGCAGTTGGGGATTCAACTCCATGTTGATCCTTGGTTGGGACAGATCGACGTAAGCGGAGACGTTGCCACTACGTGGTATCTGTTCGCTGATACGTCCTTCAACTATGCCATCGGGCTTGATGGACTGCGAGGACATCTGGGGCCGGAAATCTGCATGAAGGCCAGCAACAAGGTCACACTGTCCGGCGCTCCGATCTCACCGCTCGACGGTGACTTCGAGTCTGACGACGTGATGTTCCGGGTGCGCTTGGTTCTTGGTGGAAACTACCTCGACCCACGTTGCGCATATGCACAAGTAGGATAAACGTTGAGGGATGCCTAGCTTGGAATGGGACAAACAAGCTAAGTAGGAGCCTAGAGCAACTGGCTAGGCATTCCTTTCAGCGGAAGGGGGAGTAATGGCTTTCACATATGTGCTGACTACCGACCGTGGCAAGGTCAGGCTTTTGATTCAGGATACGGACACCACGACAGTCGCGAATCAGTTCTATGAAGACGATGAGATTGATTGCTTCCTAACGCTTGCAGCTGATCTCGATGGTGATGCAGTCTTCAACGCGTCGGCTATTGCCCTTGAATCGTGGGCGTCGAATCAGGTGCTTATCCTGAAGGTCGTCACGTTGCTGGACGTTGAGACAGACGGCGCGAAGGTATCGGCTGAGATGAGAGCGCGAGCTGCTTCGTTGAGGGCTGACGCTATCACCTCTTCGTCTGACGCTGGATTCGAGGTTGCTGAAATGGCGCTCGGTCACTTCAGTTGGATTGAGCAGACGGTGAATGAGGCGCTGAGAGATGACTAGAGCTATCTTCGACCCTCGGATGATGACGACGCTGGCGGACTTCTTTCCGTCTCTGTGTACGATTCAGGAGGACTTGGGCGTCGAGGATGACTATGGGCAAGTGGTACATAGCTGGGTAGCTTTGGCCGGGCATTCAGATATACCAGTAGCACACGGACCGAACAAAGGGCGAGAGGTCAAACAGGCGGATCAGACTTACGTGGTATCGAACTACACGCTGTCATTGAGAGGGTACTACCCGACGATTACTGAGAAGATGAGGGCGGTTGTTGACAGCGTCGTGTTCGACATCCTGCTGGTTCAAACAGATAGCCACGGCGTGACGACAAGGATCTTGACTAACGAGGTGACGTAATGGATAGCAATATGACTAGCTTTGAGACAGGACAGCCGGGGCGCACGTTGCGACCTACATCCGATTCGTTCATACGTGTGCGGATACTGGAACTGGACTGCTTCACTGGCACGCGAAATGGGAGCCAGTCGGCGAAGGATTCTTAGAGGCGGCGTAATGATACAGATGAAGGTTACCGGAGCGAATGAACTGATGGCTAAGTTTGAGAAGATCAAGGCCGCTATGTACAAGGGCTTTGCCGCTGCTCTAGTAGCTGGTGCCTTCCCTGTGTCGAATGACGCGAAGACAAACTCGCCTTACCTATCTGGGAATCTTCGGCGGTCGATCCACGTTGGTACGAAGTCTAAGGACATCACGAAGCCGCAAGGATCGGACGGCGCGTTTCAGCCTGCTGATATGAGCGTAGTTGGCACAGTCGCTAATAAGTTGAAGGCGACAGGCAAGGCAGAAATCCTAGTCGGTACTGACGTTGAATACGCGGCGGCGCAAGAGTTCTTGCATACGCCATACCTTCGGCCTGCGTTGGACAACAACAAGCAAGAGGTAAAGGACGAAGCAAAGCGAGCTGTGCAGATGGTAATAGCGAAAGCAGAGGCGGCTAAATGAGTCCCTTCGTGACACTGAGAACCCTATTGCTGGCAGATGTGGACGTTGCTGCTATCACAACGGGCATCTATCCGCGCGTGCCTCAGGAGCCGACTCTGCCGTGTATCACGATTCAGAAGGTGAGCGGCGATCAGGATTCAGTATTGGATTACGCCCATCCTCGAATGCAGGTGACGGCATGGGCTGAGAATTACGAAGACGGCGAGACGTTGGCTACAAAGATCAGGCATGCGCTTCAACGATACAAAGGTGTAGTAGCGGGAATGACCGTGACAGGAATCATCTTCCTTAACGACACTCACGTCTATGATGCGGAGACAGGGCGGGAGACATTCCCGGCAGACTATAAGCTGAACTACTGGGAGGAATAAGATGGCTTACAAGCAGTCTACAACTGTACGGGATAGTGAGACTATCCGAATCGGGTCGGTGAAGTTTGAGATCGGGCCGTATGGTGGAGGGTACTCGGATGTTGGGGCGTTGGTCGATGCGTCGTTCAAGGAATCGTGGACAGACGTAGTAGTGAAGAGTGACAACGCGGGGATCATCGAAGAAGGGATCACGGATCACATCGTTACGATTAGTGGAACGTGGATGGAAATCAACGTGGCCAATCTTGGTATCGCGTTCGCTGGAATCGGTACGGCTGATACAGTCGCCGCCGCTCCGGTGTCGATTACGGATGAAGCGGTCGTGCTGAATGATTACGATCTGACGGAGTTCACCTACAAGAATGGCGACGGGTCAGAAGTGGATTCCATCGTCGTTGCTGATGCAGCGGCTGCGGTCGTTACATACAAGCGAGACAATGACTATGTCGTCGTCACGAAGGCAGATGGCAATACGGCAATCGCTCGATCAAATGCTTCAAGCATCGAGACGGCATCGGCGCTTATCGCGGTCACTGGGACGGACACGATCACGCTGAGCGCAGGCGCGTTCGATGTGAACCCTGCCCCTGGCGATCACCTCACGCTGTCTGGATTCATCGCACCATACACCGCGAATAACAGAGTGGTAACGGTGGTTGAAGTCACTACGCTTGACAGTGTGTTCACCGTTTC